AACTCGTGTATGGGTTAATAGCTCATCGAGGGTTCGAATCCCTCCTTCTCCGCCAAACGAAAACCGTTTATTTACGTTAAATCACGTAGATAGGCGGTTTTCTTTATGCCTTGAAATGCTAAAACATGCGTAAAAATCGTAAAATATGCGTTAGAATGATAAATACTAGACACGAAACTAGACACGGAATTTTGCGCACGCTGAAATTTTGCTCTGAAAATATGTACAAAAAAGCAAGTCCGCATTTGTGCAATCCTACAAAGTTCAATGTTATCTATATTTTTGTTATCTAACTGCTTGACATTTACTAGATAACATGGTATACTATAATCACAGGCAAGAGATGAGACCTGAAATCAAAAATTAATTTTTTCGGAGGTACAAATCATGGAAAATCAGTATTCAAAATTCGAGTATTCAATGACAGAAAACCCAAGTGTTCTGAACGGAATCAGGGACGAAGAGAGAAAAGCAGCACACGCCGCTTGGCTTGCAAAGTATTTCAACGTGATTTTTGAAATCGAGTGCGCAGAGCTTGAGGGTACGCCAAAACAGATTGACTACGCAAACGATATCAGACGCAAGACCCTCTTCTGGAGAGTTGGCTCCGTAACCGAGTATGCTGCCGATAAGTGCAAGGGCGCTGACAAGAAAGGTTATGACGTTGCAGTAGGTTTTGAAATCGTAGCGGCTGAACTGAATAAGCACGGCATGAATATAAAAACCATGAGCGACCTGGTTAAACAGCTGACGATACATCAAAACAAAAAGCTGATAAACGAAACATCAGCCAAGAAAATAATCGAACGTGAGACAATATGAGAACGCATAAACAGCCCTGACGAGTATCTGAAAATTGATACGAAACGCCCAAAAGGGCGTCGGCTGGAAAGCAAAATAAATCTGAAAGGATATGATTTTATGAGTAAATTAAAAGACATGAGAGAAGCAAGAGGCATGACACAAGATGAACTGGCGAAGAGAATAGGCTCTGTCAGAAGCTATATCTGCCGTCTTGAAAGCGGTGCGCAGGATATCAATTTTATCCAGGCGAGCACGTTAGGACGTCTATGCACGGCGCTGGACTGCAAACCAGAAGATTTGCTGGAAGCTGACAGTTTTGAGTTTGAGGAGATAAATGGTGAAAAGCGACTGATAGTTGACGGGCTGTATAGTCCTGAGGGCAACTATCTGCTGGTAAAAATCAAAAACCGCACATATCAGCTGAGCATGATTGATTTTTCAAAAGTTGATGATGTATCAAAATATCTGATACCACGTGGAAACGCTAACATCCCACGAAGCGCCGCAGAGTTTGACAAAAAAGCATACTGGATTTATAAAATGGCTCCACGTGACGGCGTGGAAGTCAAAGTTCTGGATCCTATCAGCCCAGAGGATTGGAAGTTGCTAGTTGAAAAACTAGGGCTGACCGATAACGACATTTCGGACGAATTTGAAGTTGTCAAAGGTAAGAACTATGGCGAAAAGTGCGAGAAGCACTACGTTTGCAGACAGATAAGACTTACCGCCCCGAAAAATTCGGTTACGATCGAGCGAGAGTTGAAAAAACACGGCATAGAAGCAGCAAATGTAAATATCGACCGAATCAACATTAGGGTGAAGTAACATGGCAAAGAAGAGCAAGCCAGAAAAACTATTGCCCGACATGGTAGCAGCTGATAACATCGAGCTGATACGTCATATCGGTCACACAGCGACCCACACGGAGATAGCTGACACCATGAGGGCATATGCGTTCGACACGTTCATTCACAGGTATAGTTTCGACTATGCCTGTGAAAAAGCTAATGCGTATCTGCTGTCGGAAGAGGGATTGAACAACCTGTGTGTGCTGAAATGTATAAATAACTGGTATTATGGCGGACGCCAGATATATGTTTTCGATGATGATTTTGCCAGCCTGCTGAGTGGTCAGGGCAAGTCAGATCTGCATATCAGTGCAGAAACGCTGACGCAATTGCCATGCAATAGTTTTTATGTTCAGCGCAAATACCAGGATAGTCTAGGATTTTTCGTTGATATCCAGGACAATGATATCTGCATGGCTGAATTTTTTGACGGTGATCGTCCAGACGGATTTGTAATGCGTTTCACAGCTGATGATACCGTTGAGGGTATTCTACAGAAAATGGTGGGTGCTGAAACCGCCATTGATGACAGCTTGGTGGCTGAATACGCTGAAATGTTGCAGTTCATTGTCTACCTATCAGCCGTAAACGCTGAAATCACACCTGTCACGAAACGACAGGCACAGAAGGAGACCGCCGCACAGCATCCACAGAAGCCGTCTGCACAGCCACAGAAATCAGCCGTAGCAAACGTAGGATACCGCATTGGCATTGCCGTGCGCAAGCACAGGCAGGCTGAGAGCAGCGTCAGTTATCAGCATAGCGCACAAGGTCACAGCGCACCGAAAGCACCGCACATCAGACGTGCACATTTCCACGGCTACCATACAAACAACGGCTATCAGGTGAAATGGCTGTCTACAATATTTGTAAACGCTGAACGTGATGACGGAGATATCAGTACCGTCCATAAGGTTCTGCAATAACACTTATATCCGCTCTTTGTGGGCGGATATATTTTTTGCACAAATTTTTGTCATGATTTTGTGCAAGTATACAAAAGTACGTCATTGACGTATATTTTTATGAAAATCTATTGACAAGTACGTCATTGAGTGTTATAATATAATTACAGTAAGGGGAACGAAAGAAAGCCCCGAAAGAAAAAAATGAAAGAGGTAATTATTATGGCAATCAGAGCAATTCAGTATGTTGACGGTTATGTAAAATATGACGAGATCTATGAGGGCATCGAATACGAGACACTCAGGGGCGAAATGGAAGAACTTATCGGCGAAGCAATAGACAGCTACGAACTGGAAATCATAAAGTAATTTAGGAGGTAATCACAATGACAATTAAAGAAATGCGTATGCGTACAGGCATGACGCAGAATGAATTCGCAAATAGGCTAAGCATACCGACAAGGACATTGCAGAACTGGGAGTGCTGCACAAGAGAGTGTCCACAGTATTTGTTGAATTTAATCGGCTACTACCTAAAACACGAGAACCTTTTCAAGCCCGAAGAGGACATCACAGTAATTGGCAAGGTGAAGATAGCTGATAGAGCGGCAGAGCTGAGCCTGTGCAGTGAGCGAACAGAGGGCGGCACAGTGTTCTGCTGGGAAGCCGTGTACAAGATGCCAGACGGTCAGATAGGACTAATCCAGTGGGACGGCCAGAAACGTGTATTTCAGCCTTTGGACGATTTCAAGCGCAATGACGAAGGCATACGCACACAGCCAATGCACGCCTGCCGTGCCATTACTCGTGCCGAAATAAAAAAAGCCCCGTTTTGCAGTGCAAAGCTGGAAAGTTTGAGTGAGATAGAATAACTATATAAAAAATAAAAAAAGCCGCCAGGGCAAAGCGCTCTGACGGCTAAATTTATGCGAATTTTATTCGAATTTTATTCGACTATTTTTTGATTTTTTCACGCAGTTTCTTGATGAATTTTCTGCCTGCTATGCCGTTTGGCTTATAGCCCCAGCCTTTCAGACGGCTGTTGATAGCACTGACAGTGCCTTTGCCTATGACAGCATTATCGTCCAGCTTTGCACCGTCAAGGATTAGCAACTGTTTCAGGGCATACGACCCGTCTGTGCTTGCGCCTTTTTTATAGCCTTTTGTCTCCAGCGTAGGCGGATTTATAACATTCTGATTTTTCGGTCTCAGAACGCCAAGAACGTGGTTATAGTTGTGATAGATACGTGTGCATGGGTCATTTCTGCCTAACCAGTTCTGATCGTAGCTGTAGAAATATTTTGTGTTACCCTCGCCTGTGGCAATCGCAACGTGACCATCTTCGCCGTTGAGAGATTTTCCCCACACCACGATGTCGCCCTTTTTCGGCACGAAAGACGGCGTATTCGCAATTTTGGTAAAATATTTCTTTGTAGGCTGATTGTCAAAATTTGTGTAAATCAGGTATGCGTGCAGCCCGATGAACATTCCGCAGCCGACAACGTCTCTGTTATACTGGTTTGCTAGGTCAAAACATTGTACATCGTATGCTTTGTCAAAATCAATGCCCTTGCCTTTGTATTTCTTTACAAATTCATCAAATGTCATTGCCATAGTTAGTCCTCCTTGTCCTTATCTTTGAAAACTCCAAATTTTGCCACTATTTTGTTTATCCAACTGGCTTGTGGGTTAATCTCCCCGTAATTTTCCAGTATGGAAACTACTTCCATTGTGAAAATATACCCGAAAACAGCTAGTGCGGTTATAGTGCCTGCAATGCCTGCCAGTTCGCTATGTCCGTAGTAGTGACCTAGCTGTTCAAAACCGATTTCCGAACCGATAGCCACACCCATGATGACTATTTCGGATAGTTTGTTCAGACCACCCTTTCGCATTTTCGATGAACGGACATCACCCTTGCAATAGGCTTTTATCCAGCCTGTGACAAAATCAGCAAGGGCAAGACCTATCACGATCATCAGCATTATTATGTACTTCACTTCGCTACCTCGCTTTCATACTTCTGTCCTGTGATTTCCTCATACTGTTCAGGGGTAATTTTCCCCCTGTCGGCAAAGTCCTTGACCTGTTCAGCAGTGTACAGCCCTAAATCGTACAATCTCTTGACTTTTTTATACATTGTCGTCACTCTCCTCGATTAATGTATCGGTCATCAGCGCAGTATATAGCACCTGTGCTTCTAGCTCGTCCACTTTTGTGGCTTTTTTGGGCTGAAAATCATCAGGGGTCAACCCCAGCTTGTCAGCCATTTTCTTTTGCAAATCCGTCATGTTGTACCTCCTACTTCACTTAGTTTCACGATATACTCTTCTTCTGACGGCACTGGTATTCTGTAATCGTCATTACCACCCTTGAATGTCACTGAACCCCCTGCTTCGACTTCGATATTTCGCAGAAAATCGTCATCAATCAGGGTTGAAATGTCGGTGACGATTGGGGATTCCAATTCGTAATATAGCATTACACCCTGCATTGCCTGCTGGAATGCAGCTGCATCGGTGTAGGCGGTGTCATTCAGGTATACATATCCGTCAACGTTTGCAGCGGTCGTTATGCCTGTTACATTGATTTTGCCCCACAGTTCGTTTTGCGTTTTTGTCGGATATTTTGAACAGAGGATGTTTGGTGCAATATCATAATTTTTGGTCAATTTCTGCCCTGTTAGTTGAAACGTCTTAAACGACACACTATCACCGACACGCCAACTTAGCGTTCCCAAATCAACGCTTTGTACGCACTGAACGTATCGTTTATTCTCATAGTCCACATAGTTTCGTGCCGTTCCTGCCGACCAACCGTAGCCAGGCAGATTGCGGATAGCTTCGGGGATTGGGTAGGCGGTATCACCCACAGCAACCTCTGTCATCCCTGCACTGACAATTTCCCCAGCGTTGTATGGATAATAATCATTAGGGAACATTTTTTCAAATTCTTCCACAGTTGTGGGCTCGTTGCCGTTTCCGAACATGGCGGTTAAATCGAAAATCTGAATTTTAATTTTAACGTCATTGAAAACTGTGCCGACCGCAAATCCTGAAATTCCAGCAACTTTTTGCAGTTCTATGTCTGTTGCGGTTTGGTTTACTAGGACAGATGCAGTGCCTTTATCAACTGCTGGCGTTGTAATTGTTCTATTGAAATAGGCATAACGCATTGTTACACTATCTGGATTATTCAAAATCAGCAGTTTTAAAATGTATTTTCCAACCTTATTTTGGGCTGGGCTAAGGGATTTGAAATAGATATATGACGATTCAGCAGTTCCATTTAGGGTAATCGTTCCGTCTGATTCAGTTGCCACCGTTACACCGTTATTTGTGCCAGAATACGCCTCAAATATTTGATTCCAAACAATTGACCTGCCACCAATATTTTTCACCGACATCAGCTTTGCACCTGTAGGAATAGTCTTTGCGTATGCCGTATCTGTGTCGGTTTCAAATTTGTGTGTCACACCATTGCCCAAGTCGTACAGTGCATTTACACGTCTTTGCAATTCTTTATCTGTCAGCTTCACACGTCCTATCTCAGCCGTGTTCTCAGCTATCTTTGCAACAGCCGTCACATAATCATCTGGCAGACTATCAGCCACCGCTTGTGCTGTCTGTGCGGCAGTTTCAGCGGCAGTTCTGTCCTCTGCGACCTTAGCGGCATGGTCTGCCACTGTAGCCTTGTCGGCTGTCACCTGTTCTGCCAACGTCTGAACAGCCTGCTTGTCTGCCGCAGTGCTGTCAGCGCAGGTCTTAGCGGTTTTGGCATACCCCGCAGTTATTATCTTATCAGCCTCGGTCTGCTGTGCTGCCGTTGATGCTTGCACTGCTGATACCTTGGCACTATTCTGTGATTTAACTGCCTCAGCACGTGCGGTTTCTGCGCCCTGTCTAGCCGTTTCAGCCTGCGTTGCAGACGTTTCAGCAGATGTCTTTGCGGTCTCAGCACGTTCAGCCGCCTGCGTTGCCGTATCGGCTGATACTCCTGCGGTGGTAGCTGATTTCTCAGCGTTTTCAGCCGCTGTAGTCGCCGTTTCTGCGGCGGTGACAGCTGTCTGCATATCTGCGTGCGCCTGTCTGCCTATGGCGTCTATGCGGTCCAGTGCGTCCACAGCCACATCAGGTGACGGTACTGCATTATTGCCTATAGCCGCACCTATTCTCAGGTGGAAATTTCGTGATTTTTTAACTAATATATACTCATCACCTGACAGCTTCTTCGCCACTATCTGGCAGCTGACTGTCTGCGCCGACCGCAAGATATCTGCCGTTGGTGTCCATGTGCCGCCTGTGATATCGACCTCATAGACAGTGCCGTCGCCATAGTCGATAGTCAGCACATAGCGGTCTGCACCATCTATCTCCATGCCCTCGACCGATACAGGACGGGCATTAGTTTCACCCACATAGCCCAGTAGGGCTGTTGATGTCATTGCATTGTAATTTTCGTCTAGTCTGATTACCATTTTTCTGCACCCCCCTATACGATTGCTATGTAGTCAATGCTGTACGTTCCTGCAGGAACGTTGACAGTGGTTGCGCCATTGCTAGGACCCATGCAGACTACTGCGAAATATGTATTTTTGTATACCTGCACATGGGTGCAGTAGTTCTGAAATGGGCTAGGTGTGCCGATATCCCTCAGCGACACGCATATCTGCTTCGGCACAAAATCCAAATTCAGCGGTATCTGCACGCTTGAGGCTGCCTTTTCCAGTGTGTATTCAATTGTACCGCTTTTGATTTTATTCTGATTTAGGTCATTCACCGCCTGCTCCGTTGCCGTCAGTGCGTCAACCAACGCCTGACGGACATCACGGCCGTAAAATGCGTTTCGGACAGTTTCGATTGCTGTTGTCAAATCAACATTATTTGCCATTTTATCCCTCCTAGTCTAGTGTGTGGTTCTTCGTGGTTATGCTGTTGCACATAATATCACCTGTCTTGCCGTAGCACTGTATTGCGGTTTTTTCATTTTCGTTGTATAGGTACATCGCCCTGTTATTGGTATCAACTGTAAATACTTTTTTGCCACTGTCTGTGTACGTTGATATGTTACCGCTGTTTGTGTCTAGTGAAAATTTTAATTCGTTATTCCAGTAGCCCGACATAGCGCCAGCCTGCAGGACGATATGACCGCCGATCGTGCTGTTATCAATGCGTATCTCCAGTGGGCTGACTTTCAGCGTCCATTCGTTATGGGATAACTGAATTACACTGGTATTTTGGCTAGACGTTTTTATATTTATCGTTCCACCTGTGATAGTTGCTGATTTTGACGACAGTTTGTTAGCGACCACGTTTCCGTTCTCGTCCACTTTGAATGTTCCATTGCCGTTGTTGATTTTCAACCCTGTCAGGGTCAGGGCAGTTATAAAACTAGCCACCAGATTTCCGTCGATAGTCCACGCATTTGTGTACGGTCCGTCTTTTGCAGAACCGCCGTCGGACGATTTCCAAAAACCTAGTCCGTTTTTGTTCAGCTGAATGCAGGATTTACAGGTGTTTATATCAGCCGTATCCATAATCAGAATGCGCTCTGGTTTTTCTGACGGGTCAAGAATGACGTGTCCGCCCTCTGCGCCCGTAATCAGTTTTGTGGCATTTTCAATTTTGCTGTCTATGACCTGTCTGTTTCTGAATTCACTATTATCAATAGCGGTCTGCAGGCTCTTGGTTTTGGCTGTCATGAACCCTGTCATAGTTTCAAATTTGTCACCAAATGTCAACTCCGATTGTTCAGGATTGTCAAGGTTTATAGTAATGCCAATTATGCGCAGATCTTCGTCAATACCCATAAGAGGGTTGACCACACGATACCAGCACCCTAGCTCAAACTGTTCAAAATTCATGTCAATTGTTGACAAATCGACCGCAGTTATTTTATACTGCTTTTTGGCTTTATTTGCACTTTTCAGGTATGCTGTAGCTTTTGTTTTCAAAATTGACGCCTGCGTCACATCGTCCCACGTCTGTGTACCACTGATTACGCCATATTTAGCGACTAACGCACTATCTTCGATATAGTCTTTACCGCCGTTTACACTGCCGATTGTCAGCCTTTTCTCGCTATCGGTCAGCTTTGCACCCAGTGGATATAGCCGTGTAATAACGCTCGTTTCATCAATTTCACGGCTGATAGTTTTTAGATTTACCGCCAGTTCTATTTTTGTATCTGTGCCGTGTCCGATATGTTCCAGATAGTCTATGTACACTTTATCGTCTTGGTCTCTCAGCCGGATTTCACCGCCGAATTTTCCGACCAGTTGTTCAGATATAGCGTCCATAGTCGATACCCAGTTGACAGAATATGTGTAATTATTTTCGCCCGTCACAGTGACTTGTCCGACCGATATTTTTTTATCATCACCGACCTGCGCATTGTGTTTGGAAATGAACGATGCTAACACTGTCCGAATACCTACCATTTTGTATTCTGTATATGGCTGAACGCTGTCATATAGCCAGCCCAAACGCCCCTCACAGGTGACAGATTTACAAATCAGTCCTTGCTCGTTCATGCTGTCAGGGCATTTCAACACACGTCCGATAAAAACGTCTTTTCCTGTGCTATCGTCCGTGACAGTGACCGATGTTGTCAGTGGTTTCAGTTTGTCATATCCTGCATTGTCGGGGTATATGGTAAATGTGAAACTGTCAACGGCATTGACAGCCTTGACGATTTTTCCGCCTGAAATGCGGTCAAGGTTATCACTATGTATTGTGGTTTTTTCAGCGCCATTTGTGATAGTGACAGTATGCATTTATAGCACCTCCTCATGCAGACTCAGCGTGAGCGACCCAAAACCATACGCCGACAAAGTGTTCAAACCCGGCTGTAAAATCAGTTCGTCCATATCGAATGGTTTTTCTGTCGGTCTGTACACTTTTTCAGAAATATCAACGTTGTTATTTTGGAAATGTGTGAATCCTACCTTGTCGATATCATCAACAGACCGCCTATATATCAGACGTGGTTTTATCGGCACATCCGAATACAAATAGACTTTTAGCACACCCATAGGGGCGTGTGGAGCCATTTCAATAGCCGTCAGTGTCATGTCTGTAAGGTTCAGATAGTCATTTTCAAAACTGAAATTGTCAAATCCCTTGTCGGAAAAATCATCAGATATCTTGTACGGCTGTGCTTTGAACGTTGCCGTTACCTCAACATGATAACCTTTTTCAATTTCAGCACAGCTAATTGCTCTTGCCTTATAATGGTAAATTTCAGCATCGTCATATAGGTCACATTCACCAGCCGACAAAATCCAGTTTTCAAAATCTGCCACTGTTTTCCGCAGGGCGGTTTTTGGACAGTCCATAAACACGAATTTGTATGTCAACGTTCGTGTATCATAGGTAGGTTTACCGCCATTCTGATATGTGAAACATATGTCGCCATTGCGGTATGGTATAGTAGCCGATATATCCCTGATGTTTGGTGGTGGTGTACTGCGTGATGTCAGTAACGCTCCGAAATCGGTATAGGAATTTTTACCATTTATCGTTATACTAGACATTGTCAGCCACCCTCCTAGCATTCAGATTGATTTTTTCAGCCATAGCAACGTCCATGTATGGCGCTGTCACTGTGGCGAAACGTTTTCCGTCGATGTTCATAACCACTGTCAAATCACCGTTCTTGCCGTGTTGTGTGGTGCTGTCGGCTTCGGTTGATATTTTGTCAGCCGTTTTCCGAACGTTCTGCCTGCCTATCATGACAGGGTCCATTTCAGCCGATACACCTGCAACACTGTCAACGATAGCCTGTGCCTCGTCCACTGGTTCGTCTGCCGTATCTTCCATGCCGACAGCGATACCAGACGGCAGATACTGACCGACCTTTTTCGCCATGACCCTTGAAGGCGAATGGATATCGAAGAAATCGCAAAATCCGTCTATAATGGCACTGCCTACGTCTTCCACTACGCTCCAAATTCCGCTGACGGCAGAAACTAAACCGTTCAAAATGCCCTTGAGGATATTTGCACCCAAGTCCAGCCAATCAACGTCTTTGAATCCGTCTATGATAGCACCGATTATTTTGGGAAGAGCGTCGATAAGGTCAGGCAGAGCCTGTGGCAAGCCCTGTGCCAATGCGACAATCAGTTCCATACCAGCCTTGACCAGTGCAGGCAGATTTTCTGTCAGTGAATCTGTTATAACAGGTATCAACGCTATTATTGCGTCAATCAAATCAGGCGTGCACTTGGTCAGACCTGTTATCAATCCTGTTAGTAATTGGAAACCGCCCTCGATGATTGCTGGCAGATTTTCAATCAGCGTGTCAGTTATTTGTTTTATCAAACTAGGTAACATCGGCATCAACTGTCCGATAACGTCATTTAGTCCGTCAATCAGTCCTAAAAACAGCGTGATTGCGCCCTGCACCAGTTCAGGCACTAGCGTAGGGATAGTTGAAACCAGTGCATTTATCAATCCGAAAAAGCCGTTAAGTAGTGACGGCAAAATCGAGTTGATTAGTGACGGGGCCGATTGTGCCAGTGATTGAATGATAGATGTTAGCACTGTGGTTGTCGCTGTGATTAGTGTCGGTGCATTTTCGGCTAGCGTTTCTGACGCAGAACTGAACAGCCCAGATATAACAATCGGAATTTGTTCGGTCAAGCCGTCAAGACCGCCACTGTCATATGCGTCTAGCAAACTAGAAACGCCGTCAAACAGTTTGGTGAAACCGCCTGACAATTTCTGAACAGCTGGCAACGATTTTGTCAGAAAGTCTGCCGCCATTCCCTTTGCGCCTGCCATAACAGGCGTGAATGCAGTTCCCAAAGACGCAAGGGCGTCCTGCAATTCAAAACTAGCACGTTCATAGTCCAGCGTTGATTTATTTGCTGATTGGTATTCGTCATTGATTTCCGACAGACCCGAATTTGCCAGCCAATCAAGGGCATACTGCTGACGTTCTGCCTCTGACGTGCAATTCTGTAGACCCGCATTAAAATCGTCAACGCTATCACCCATACGCCCGATAAGTTCTGAAAACTGACCTGTCGCAGCACCTGTGGCAAGGGTTTCCTGCAGACTGTCTGAAAGGCTTTCGATTTTCAAGGTATCAGGGAATTTTTCAACCGCTCCGCTGAGTGCATTTATAGCAGGCGTCATTTGTTCATCGCTGAAACCAACAGCCATAAGGTTTGATAACGCTTCAATGCTCGAATCGGATTCGCCCGTGATAGCTACCAAATCTTGCATTTTTGATTTCATAAAATCAAAATTGTTGCCGCTGGTTTCGGCGTTTGTTTTCAGTTTGGTCATATCGCTGTTCCACTCACGGCTTGCTTCAACGTTTGCCGCAAGTGCCGTTGTTACAGCTGCAAGACCAACACCTATGGTCTGCGTGTATTTTTTGAACCCATCAGCCGCCTTGCCTATCATAGCCGTGTCTATCTTGCCTAGCGTTGCCGTGAATTTTACGGCTTTGCTTGTCGCACCGCCTATGACAGAACCGACTTTTTCAACCTTTTTTATGACAGGCTCAACCTTGTCTTTGGCTTCTTTGAATGCCGTGCCGATAACATGAATATTTTTCTTTTCATCTTTCAGACTTGACAGCTTTGACTTCGTTGTTTCCAACTCACGCTGAAACGCACGATACTGTCCTGCGTCTATCTCGCCTTTTTTGTACTGTGCTGTGACCTGTGATTGTGCTTCTTTTAGCACGTCCAACTTTGACTTTGTCTCTTTGATACTATCTTTCAGCAGGTCTTGTTTTTGCTTGACCAGTGTGACGTTATTCGGGTCTAGCTTTAGGGCTTTATCGACCGCTTTCAACTCGCTCTCCAGCTCACGGCTCTTTTTGTTTGTTTCTTTCAGTGCCTTGTCAAGACCTGTGGTGTCGCCGCCTATCTTGATAGTAATGCCCTTTATGCTACTTTTTGCCACCTATCATTACCCCCTTTCCAAAATTTTCTCGCAAAGCCTGTCGGTCAGGCTTCGTCAGGGTCAGCCTATATGCGTTGTCAAGATATTCCTGACCGCTCTCACTCTGCCTGAGCCGTGCGATAAAAGCATCACGACGTATCAGCAGATAATCATAGTAGTCCATATCATCAACATCATATAGCGATATACCCATATAGTCCGCAACTAACTTTTCCCACGTTGAGGAAATTTCATATTTCTCCCCCTCCCTATTCTGCGGTGGATAGTAGGGGAGCGCTAGTTTTTTGCGTTTTTGATTTCCAACAGATAGTCAATATATGTGCGGTAGAATGTTTGAATGTCGTATATATCCCAATCAGCCAGTGTTTCAGCCGTTATTGGTATTTTTGCGATGTTGTGTGACATCAGCTTTGCGCACATTTCAATTGCTTCGTCCAACTTGTTGCCGCCAAGCTTTGCGGATATTTCCCCGAACGCTTCAATCTCGCCCTTTGTGGGTGGCATAACAAAAATCGTGGTATGCTTTTCATCAGCCAGCTCGATACGCAGGCTAGGTTTTTGCATTTTATTGAAATTCAACGTCTTTGGCATTTTATTCACCTCCAAAAAAACAGCCCACTGAAAATCTCAGCAGGCTGTGTATTTGTGTTGCTTATGTGGCACTTATCGACTTGTCTTCTTCGATGTAGGTAATCAGCGTTCCCTCGCTGTCGCTTGGCAGTGCTTTAAACTCTGCGTCGATAACAGTTTCCTTATCCTTTGCGAATGCCAGCTCGATGCCGCTCTGATTGTTGCCCACGATTATGACCCATATATCTCCGTCAACTGCGTCAACGTGGTGGAAACACAGAACGTACCTCTTGCGACGCATATTCTTCAGACCGCCAATTTTGACAGTTCTGCGCTTTTTGCTGGTATCTTCTGTAACTCTTGCGGTATCGCAGAGAACGTCAAGGGTATTGCCGTTGAATACCATGATACCAGTTTTCAGCGTAGCCTCTTCCTCTGTGATGATTGTCTTCTGATGTGTGCCATCATCATCACTTGCGGTGTAGAATGTCGGCTTATAGAACAGGGTTGCGCCGCCCTGGATATAACCCAGCGCATTGGCTTCCGTGCAGATAGTATCAACATCAGGTACTGTTTCACCGCTGAAATCCTGATAGTAGACATAACCGCTTCCAAGAATAATATTGCTTGGGGCTTTCTTTGTCTCAGCCATTTTAATTCCTCCTTTTTAAATTTGTGATTTATGTACGAATAATTTTTCAACAGATTTTGGGCGTTTGTTATTACTATTTAACGTCCTTAAAACTTCTTTTTGCCAAACGCAAACAAAATCGTCAGGTGCTTGCAGTTCCGAAATAAACACTGCGTTTTTTTTCACTGATTTTTCGCATATATTCCCAAAATTCAGCACTGTCAAATCTGCCTGTTGAATAGCCTGTAGTACCAGCATATGGCGGGTCAGCATATACTATAGAACCATCAGGAATATCAACGTTGCGATAATCAGCACAGGTGAATTTTGCTGTTTTGAGATTTTCAAAATCTCGCATTGTAGCATTCTTACCTTGCTTGGCATAGTTGTCACCCTTTTTGTTTCGGGCATAGCAATGAAACCACATTCCGCCAAACGAACACGCAAAGCCCACAAAGCCAGCCAACGCCTTATCCTCGTCCTTATGCTCACGGATATATCTATACTGTTCTTCAGATATATTTTCGGGCAAATCATAGCCGTTTTGTAGTGCCTGATACATAGCTATCAGATATGGGTGCAGGTCATTGCATATAACATTTTCAAAATGTTGTGCTAATTTTGTTTCGATTGCACAGCCGCCACAGAACAAACTTACAAACGTCTTAGTGTCTTCCTTTTTTTTGTAAAATAAGTTCTGAGATAGGTTTTGCTATCCTGCCTTTTCCGCCTAAATATTGCATTGTTTCTTCCTTTACTTCAGGTAATTGGTAAATGAATATCTTATCTGATATTCCTTGCTGTCCTCAATCCAGCTTTCAGACTTTTCCAAATCAAAATCCGCAAACTGTTTCTCAACAGCCGTTTCTAATTCAACGTCGATTTTCCTAGTGTACAATTCAATGACTATCGTCTGCTCTCGCAGACTTGCGGGGTGCATATCGTCTCCGCTGTCTATGGTGCTTTCACGATAGAACACACAGTATGGCGTTTTCATTTCATCACGTGATGAATAGTATGCGACCTTGTCTTTCAGTTCGTCGATAGCCGTTAATCGTGAACGTATATCAGCCAATGTCAAATTCATTTCTTCAACCTCGTTTCTATTAGCTCAGGCAGTGCCTTTTGTGCATACTCCTCAACAGGTTTGATATGCACAAATGCCTTTACTCTGCCCTTACCGCCTTTCTTTGCGTGGCCGTGTTCCAGTAGATGTGTCAAATAGTAGTATTTTTTGTTTCGCACAACAACACGTTTGTTGCCCGACTTAGCGTATGCTGTTTCGGCTTTCCAGCTTTCGGCATACTTGCCTGTGCGACGTGGTGATGTGGCTTTTAGCTTTTCGACACATTGTTCTGCAACCTCGTCAATACAGCCGTCAACTATCTTTGCGGTTTCTTCGCTATATTCTTTCAGGTCATCAGCGACCTGTTTTGCCAGTTTGCTGACATCAATTTCAACCGATTTCATCAGCAATCACCGCCAAAACGTTCAGCCGTCAGTTCAATGGCTGTTCCTGCGACATATGTGCGTATGATATGATATTCCCGACCGTTATAGAATAACATATCTTCATCGTCATAGTCATAGTAATCTGCCATTTTGATTTTCAGCGTAGGTTGAAACCCTGCCTGTGCGGCACTGTAAAATTCAGAACGTGAAATTGATGATACTTGACAGAAAATCTCTTTGGCATTCTCCCAGTCAACGACCTTTTCTTGATTTCCTATCTCGTCTGAAACTATCTTTGCTTTGGCGATTTTTACAACATCATTAAACATCGTTAAATCCCCTCCGTGTAGTCCTCGTTCAGACTTAGTGCGTCTCGCAGGCGCTCGTAGTTCTTGTGGAAATCTTCACCTTTGCCGTTGAAATCATACTGCCATTTGACATAGTTTTCGATAGCCTTTTTCAGAATTGCACTGCAATCGTCAGCGTCAAAGGGAACGAACACGCCCACACGCTTTAGATCCTCCATGCAGGCGTCAACGTTTGACATAATGTCGCTATCTAGCTTGTTATGTGATATCCTCAACGAATTTTTCAAACTTTCAAGCATTCGTTATGCCCCCCTTTATCATCATGATTACTTGCTCTTTTTTGTGAGTGTCACAAGGCTGTTCTTGTCGATGACCTTGCCGTCTACCAGCATAACCGCCTTTGTTACCTGGTCTTCGGTGTCATTATCCTCATATCTCTTGACTGTCATGGCAAGATTTGTGTTGAGGATATAGTCCTCAGGGCGGAAGAAGAATGCAACGATTGTGTCAGCTGATACAGCATCTGCATAAGCGTCGATATCGTCAGAGAACACAACAGGTGTGCCTAGAACTGACGGCTGCATATCTCCGTTAAGGCCATAGTTGACCCTAGCAATAGGCTGTCCGTTTGTATCCGTCAGTGCCTGAATGTCGCAGAATGTTGCATAGTTCATGAACATCTTAACGCCTGCTCTGTAGCCTGACGGAATTTTCTTCTTCATATCCCACAGGGTCTTGTATGTAATTCCGCTTGCCAGTGCAACGTCCACGTTCTGACCGCTGACAACAGTTTCCTTTGTGATGCCCTTCGGTTTGCCTGAACCATCACCCTTGATGATTGCTGTTTCGATAGCAGCGATCATTGCGTCGGCTACCTGGTTGGCAAATACTGTCTCAAAGAAATCAAGAGATACTACCGAAACTTCAAGCGACATGGAGATAGCACATCTCAGCTTGTAGTAGCTGAAAGTGATTGAGCCTGTGGACTTCTTCTGCGTGTCAGAGCTTGCACCCTCAGCAACCCATGTTGCAACTGGCTTTGCACTTGATGTAGGGATTGTCACGCCGCCCTTGATATTTGTCTTTGTGACAAGGGCATAGATCTGTCCGTGTTCCTCCAGCTTCTCAACGATTCTCTGCATGGTTGTTGATGGAATAACAGCCGCAACGTCAGTAGTCTTTGTGGACTGTGCCTCGTTTGCAAACTTCGCAGGGATTGGTGTACCCTCGAGAACGTTGTGCATAAATGCAGTTCTGTACTCTATGCTGTCATAGATGTTTGATGTGTGTGTGATCGCATTCTCGTTCATCTTGTTTTCATTCCTTTCGATGATATTTTTCATTGTTTCTGACGCATGGTCCTTTGTCATAGCGTTCAGATTTGCCTGTGCCTTTGCCGCTTTTTCAGCGTCATTCATCAGCTTTTCGGCTTCCTCAAAATTGCCCTCGTCGATAAGAGCTTGAGCCTTGTCAAGCATTTCCTGTCTTGTCATTTTTATAACCCTCCTTTAGTTTGTCAAGCCTTGCCTGTGCTGTTATCTTTTTATCAGCACGCTCGGCTTTCATCTTTTCGATCACGTTCTGTGGTATGATATCGCAGTAGGCCGCCACAAGCTGTGATTTGACGTTCTTGCTCCCTGCGATTTCGTCTATCAGTCCCAGTTCGACCGCCTCATCAGCCGTCAGCCATGTTTCCTTGTCCATGATTTCCAGTGCCTTTTCCTTTGTCATGCCTGACTTGGTTATGTAGGCATTTGCAATGGTCTCATTGGCTTTTTGCAGAACCTCTGACATTTTGTCCATGTCATGGTAATCACCTCTTGTCGCTGATGATACGTTATGCACCATGATCTGTGCCGTCGGTGATATATCTGACTTGCCTGCACACGCTATCACGCTTGCCGCACTCGCTGCAAGACCGACAACGTGTATTTTGACGTCACCTGAATATTCACGGATTGCCGAATAGATTTCGGACGCTGCAAAAACATCACCGCCGCCAGAGTTGATGTAAACCTCCAACGGCTCACCTTTTTCAGTTGCCGCAGTTATATCTTTTAAGACCCTCGCAGGGGAAGTAGCGTCAATGCGGAAAAGGTCATAGATCCATTGGTCATCACTCGGAATGATTGTACCTTTGATGTTAATTTTCATCGTTTTCACCTCCCTCACCGCTGTCTATCTTTGCCGTGTCTAGTCTGACATAGTATTGATCGCCCGAAGGAATGTCAGCCAGATTGAACACGCTTCGGATTTCGTTTGCGTTCATGATACCTCTGTCGAAGAACTGCACCAAATTCAGCTTGGTTGACATTGACGCAGTGCTCAGATTGAACGCTTCAAAAACTATTTTGTTGCCATATCCTCTTTCGATACGGCTGAATAGTTTTCGTGTAAATTCGCCAGCCAGTTCCATTACTACTGGTTCTATCTCCGATTCGTAGTAGGCGTTGTACTGGTCTTCGGTATAGTTCGACTGCACGATATTTGCGTTTGTGTTAAACAGCGAATAAATTCTCTGCGTGGTTTTTTCCATAGTTGACGAATTTGGCACATAGTCTTTTGCGTCAACTTGCTTTGCGTCCGCCTTGCTGTCGACCGCCGCAACTCCAGTGCCGTTCTGAACACTCATGAACTGCTCGCTAAATTCTTGCGCCTGCTTTTTCAAATCCTCAGGGCGCAGGGAGCTTGTAAACTTTAACAGCCAGCGGATAATTGACGAATTCTTGATTGCCTTGACAATACCCTGGTCTGTAGTTGTTACAATTTCCATTAGTGGCGTTAGCGTTTCACTCAGCCGTTCTCCGAAGATATCGTCTTTATAAAAATCACTACGCAAATGAATGATGTCAGCATACGGAAACGTATATCTTTGTCCATTGAAAAACGTGAATTTTAAATACAAATCGTTGCCGATATATACGCACTCTGCACTGTCCGCAGGAATAGGATATAGTTCAGTAGGATAGTCGTTGCCGTCACGGATAATCAGGATAAACGCGTTGTTGTTCAAACACAGCTGCGTTGCGACTTTTTCCAACATTTTCTGCATTGTCATGAACTCGTTAGGTTCTTCCAACAGCATTCGCATATATGGTTCAGGGTTTATCTCGATACTGCCATCACCATTTCGGCTATATGATTTTCTGATATGCTTTGCGGTCAGTTTTCCAATAGCCTTGACCTTTGGGCGAATGCAGGCACGCACCAAGTCCGACCGATAAACATTGCCGTCCCAACTATAGTAGCCGTTGCCGATTTCCGACATCATCTTATATCGGGTCACTACCTGTGATCTGTTTTTAAAACGATTTATCAGACCCATTTTTTCACCCCTTTCCTATATCAAACTCTCAAATTCTTCCTGCCGATTATAATAGACCACATATGCGTCTAGCAGTGCCGCAAGTCCGTCTATTCTCTGCGTTCGGTCAGACTTTTTACACGGCTGAATGTTGCCGTTGACATCTGTCTTTACAGCCGTATTCAGAAAACACCATTTGTCAATCGGGTTGTTGTCGTAAACGATGTTGTGTCGCTGAAACTCAGCTTTCAGGTTCTTCATCGGGTCAGACAGTGTTATAACGCCCTGGCGCACAGGTATTAGAACGCCCTTGCCAAACTCTTCTTCAAACGCTTTTATCAGCTCGTCCGAAACGTGCCAAGGGTCATAGCCGATAGCCAACGGATAAATATCTTCTTTATCCCTCAGTTCCAAAAACCAGTCTAGGATAACACGCTTGTTGACTTTGTTTCCCTCGCACGTCCTCAGCAGACCTTGTGATTTCCACAATTCATACGGCACACTATCTCGTCCACGTCTGTCGCCCTTTTCAGCGTCAGCGTCAAGAACGGCTTGCGGAATCCAGTACATAGACTTTACATACAACCTATCATCATCAGGCTTTTTGCAGATAGCCTTTGCAGCATTCAGGTCTATATAGTCAGCGGCATCAAAACCGCCAATGAAATATCTGAACGGATAGTCCACGACAGTTTCTTCATTGTTCAGCTCGTCCCATCTCAGCCAGCCACTTTCGGTATTCTGCGGTAGGTTGAAATCCTTGACCATAACTGTTGCTTTGAAGCTAGGGTCATCTTTGGCTTTCTGCACCATTTGTCGCAGATAGTCGGTTGATTTTATCGTACCCAGCCCGGGATTTGCTTTTATCCAACATTCTTCCTTATCCCATTCGTCGGAGCTATCCAACTCATAGATAAACGGCAGAAACCTGTTATTATTTTCTGTCAGCCGTCCGTATAGCAGATTATTCGCATATTCGTATTGGGCATCAAAAATGCCGCCACGGACAAAGCCGTTTGTGGTAATGCAAAATAAAATGGGTTGCTGTCTAGCACCCATTGCTTGCTTTATCAAATCATATAGATCTCGGTTCTTAATTGCCGCCAATTCGTCGATAACACCGCAGTGAACGTCCAATCCGTCAAGGCTGTTTGAATTGCTCGCAAGGGCTTTTATAAATCCCATGTTCAATGGGAAATATAAATCGGCTGCATGTTTACGAATATGTTTGCTCAGTAGTGGCGATTGTTTTATCATTTTGTAGCAGGCATTAAAACCTAGCTTTGCCTGATCTAGCATTGTGGCGATGTTATATATCTGCGGTGAACCCTCTCCGTCATTGACTAGCATATCATTCTCGACCGCCGCAGTTTCCGTTGTCTTGCCGTTCTTTCGACCTTCGATTATCAAACATTCGTTATACTGACGCAGGTTGTTATCATCAACGAAACCGAATAGCGCCTGCAATCTTGCTTTTTGAAACAACTCCAACTTCAATGGCTGACCTAGTTTTCCAGACGGCTGCTTGCAGAATTTTTCGATAAAGTCCGTATGCCGTGTTGCAATAGCTTCGTCAAAATGAAATTCATCAGGGCTTGCAAATCTGTTCAACAGCATTTCCGAAACCTTTTTCATTTTCTCACACGCAACGATATTTCCGTCATAAATGCCAGTAAAATATTTTTCAAATTCCGTCAACGCTTTGCACCGCCTAGGAACTCCAGCAACTCGTCGCCCTCAGATTTTTGCAGGCTGTCAAGGATAATATTCTCAACTGTCTTTGCCATTGCGTTGTATTTTCCAATTAATGTTGCATACGCTTTGCTTGCAGGGTGCTCTGTCTTGACAGTAAAACCATTGCCGTTTGTTGCTTCGATGATTGCGCCCTCTGCTTTTATTTTTTTCTGATACTCGCTCAGCAGATTCTCCATGTACTCCAGCTGATCTAACAGCTTTATGCCCAGTTCTCTCTTGGCTGGCTCACAGCTATCCACAGCTTTTCGCAGCTCGCTCAAATTCTTCTTGATTTTTGCCATTGTCAGATTACACCCCCTTATGTGATTTTATGAGCCGTAAAAAATGACCTTTGCCCCCTCGGTATCTTAGGAAAAAATTCAGTCCAAATTTGAGGGGGGTACGGGCATACCAAATGCGTCAAATTCACATTTTGTTAATTTTTTAGGCGATTTTTGGTAAAAATGACCCTCGAAATTATCATGACATCTTTTGCATACAAATTCGAGATTGGCATGATTTAATGATACCTCAGGGTCACAAATGTTTGCTGGCGTCAACAATGTTCGGTGATGAACGATATATCCAGCACGTTCGTGGCATTCTTCACACAAACCGCCGTCAATTAATATGCGTTTGTCGATGTAGGATTGGCGACACTTTTTCCATGCCGCTGAGCGGTAAAATGAATATGCAAAGTCTTTCATAGCACCGCCCCCATAAAATAAAAATGCCACACGTGGGACACATTGCTAAGAGGTGTGTGTGGCTGATTGGTATCGGTGTCAACATCATCGCAGTATCGACCGATATATCCGCCATAGCTGTTGCCATAGCGGAAGTCAGGAGATCTAAAACAAAAGAAGTAAAAAACATGGAGCAGGTTAAGTGATGGCGCACCGCCCCTGCACATTGCCTGAGGGCTAGCCACTCAGGCGTAAAAATAAGGTTGGCTTTTATTGAGGAGATAACCAACTGACCTTTGCCCTATCGGGCTATTATACAGTATAGCAGACTAATAACTGCATTTCACTGCATTTTACTGCACTCTTTTGGAACAACGATATGTTTCAGGGCTTCGCCGTGAATCTTATAAATCGTGCGTTCTGAATAGTTCATATAGTCAGTGATCCCCATTATGTATTCACCATTTTCTTTGTTGAATTTCCCCACCCATCGCTGATAGAAAAGATACCGCCGTTCAAGGACTTCTCGCTGGTCTGCGTCTGCTACTGCGTCAATGGACTTTTCGATTTGCAAACGTTTGTCAATCAGTATCAGTGCCAGTTCCTGCTGTCTGCGTTCATATTCTGCTATGCGTTCAATGGTGCTTGACATCTTATCGCCGTTACAACTGCCATGACTAGCACCTGTGTTTTCGTATGATATGCCAGCATATTCTAGTTGTGACCGCAGTTTCTTGACCTTGTTTTCAATGATTTTCACACGCCTCTCGATTTTATAAGCGTTCTGCAAATATTCTTTTGCTGTCATTTCAACCGCCTTTCTGCACCCTGTCGGTCATTTCCGTTGATATCAGCTCCGACAGGTCAATGCCGTATGTCTCTTTCAAATAGCTGGCGTTATTATCGTTATCGAATTCAGCCGTGTCCATGATGTCAAACGTGCTATTTACTGCGTCGATGAATGCACGCAGACGTTTGCCTTTCCAGCCGTACCACTTATCCAGCGTCCACAAAACAGTCGCCATTATCTGTTCAGTGATATCCTGCATTATCTCGCCCTGCAGTTCGCTATATCTTTTCTGCATTTCCTTTGCGACCTCTTTTTTGATGTCGCTTTGTCTGACGATGTTCGTTCGTGCTTTCATGGTGCAACGCCAGCTTCCAGAAATTCAGGAGTGTCGAAAACATTTCCGATGATTTCGCACATATAAAAATCGCTAGGGTAAATGTTTGACGTGTCACTTTCTCCGAAAAATCCAGTCTTGGGGTCAAATTTAATTTCAAAAACCTTTTTGTCAATATGTTTTGAAATATTTCTGTCGCACAGACAGAGATCCCCCTCAAAAATTTTATTGCCGTTCGTGTCGGTAAGACCTGTATACTGACCGATTGTTTCAGGGTCAACCGAATATGTTATTGGGATTGTGTCAACAAACTGTTTGTCATTGAAATCATCGATTACCAGATTGTCGCAAATGATGTGTTCAAAATTAGCACCCTTGTCCTTGAAGTATGGGCGTTTCCTAAGAACGTAATAGCCACATACCCATTCACCATTGTCGGTGTGCTTGCCTCTAAATAGTATTTTTCGCATTGTCTTCATCACTCCTTGTTACCAAACTTTCAGTGCCATTTTCCAAGCACAAAACGCTCGTAAAACGTCCCCGTATATATCCTGTGATAGCGTTCTA